TAAGTCCATTTTCAAATAAGTTTGTGAAATATCAAGATGGTTCTGTTGATTATTCAATTGAAGATGTTGTTAAAAAGAAGATGCAAAGTGTTAAAGATAATCCACAAAATCAACACACAAATATTGAATTTTATTTAGCACAAGGTTTATCAATAGATGATGCTAAGGCAGCACTATCAGAAAGGCAATCGACATTCTCACTAAAATCGTGTATTGAAAAATATGGAGAAGAAGCGGGAAAATTAAGATGGCAACAAAGACAAGATGTGTGGCAAGAAACCCTTAAAGATAAGACACCTGAAGAAATTGATATTATTAATCAAAAGAAAGGTACAGGAAGAATGAACCAATTGTTTAACAGGAAACCTGAGATGAAAAATATACCAGGTATATTATATCTTATTAAATTTTATAATGAAGATATAGTATTTTGGAAGGTTGGTATAACATCACGTACAATAAAAGAACGTTTTGGTTCAATGAATAAATATAATCTTAATATGGATATTATTACTGAAAATAAAAATATGACATTCTATGAGTGTTTTAAAGCAGAACAATCTATATTAAATTTGCATAAAGATATAAGAATTAACGTGAACTATAATGGATTTAAAACCACAGAGGCATTTGATGAACCAATTACTATCTGATAAAACTGAAAGAAAGTTTATTGAAGAATTTGATGTGAGTGATTATGAAATTCTTACAGAGGATGGATATAAGGATATAACATCTAGTAAGAAAACTATTGAATATGATGTGTGGAAATTGGTTACAGAAAATGGACATTTCTTAGAGTGTGCGGATACACACATCGTTATAGATTCATTTGGTAATGAAGTTTATGCCAAAGATTCTCTAGGGGTTATGATACAAACTATTGAGGGTAATAGTATAGTATCTTCAGTGGTTAAACCAGATTATCTTAAAGAACATATGTATGATCTGTCAATAGATTCGGATAATCATACATTTTATTCTAATGGTATATTAAGTCATAATAGTATATCATCTGTTGCATATCTGCTATGGTATGCTATATTCAATCCAGAAAAAGTGATCGCAATACTAGCAAACAAAGGTGCCACTGCTCGTGAAATGTTGTCACGTGTCACCCTAATGTTAGAAAACTTACCATTCTTCTTACAACCAGGATGTAAAACCCTAAATAAAGGTTCAATAGAATTCTCTAATAACTCTAAGATTGTTGCTGCCGCAACTTCTGGCTCTTCTATTCGTGGTTTATCTGTATCATTATTGTTCTTGGATGAGTTTGCTTTCATTGAGAATGATGCTACATTTTATACATCAACTTATCCTGTTGTATCTTCTGGTACATCTACAAGAATTATTATCACCTCAACCGCTAATGGTATTGGTAATGTATTCTATAAGTTATGGGAAGGTGCTAATCAAAAGACTAACGACTTTAAACCATTCAGGGTAGATTGGCAAGATGTTCCTGGACGTGATGAAGAATGGAAAAGACAAACTATTGCTAACACTTCTGAATTGCAATTTACCCAAGAATTTGGTAACTCATTTATTGGTGGTTCTGATACACTGGTAACACCAGAATGTTTATTAACACTTAATGCGATTGATCCAATAAAGGAAACTTATAATCTAAGAGTTTATAAAGATCCAGAACATGGTCATGAGTATATGATGTTCGTTGATATTGCTAAAGGTCGTGGTCAAGATTATTCTACATTTAATATTATTGATATAACATCATCACCTTTTGAACAAGTTTGTGTTTTCCAAGATAATAATATATCTCCTTTATTATATCCTGATGTATTATATAAATATGCTATGTTATATAATGAGGCATATATAATAGTAGAATCAAATGATCAAGGTTCTATTGTTTGTAATGGATTATATTATGAACTAGAATATGAAAATGTTTATGTTGAATCGATAATTAAAAGCAATTCTATTGGTGTTACAATGACCAAGAAGATCAAAAGAATTGGTACATCTAATATGAAAGATATTATTGAGCAGAATAAATTAAAGATAAATGATGCTAATACAATTATTGAGTTATCTACTTTTATATCACGAGGTTCTTCTTTTGAGGCATCACGAGGAAACCATGATGATTTAGTAATGAACCTTGTTCTGTTTGCTTGGTTCACTTCCACACCATTCTTTGGTGAAATGACTGATATAAATATTAAGAATTTATTATATTCAGAGAAAGTAAGAGCAATGGAAGATGATATTGTTCCTGTAGGCATTTTTGATGATGGTAGAGAAGATGCTTTTACAGTAGAAGATGGGGTACAATGGGAAACTATAAATACTGGTATGTTCTAAATATTAAATAGTATAAATAGTATTGAATGAGTAATAATCTTATTATGATTCTTATTACATTATAATCATTTTTTATAATCTTTTTGGAGAGGAAACAAATATGGGCTTTCAAGTTTCACCTGGCGTTCAGGTAAAAGAAATAGACCTAACAAATGTTGTTCCCGCGATATCTACCTCTATTGGTGGTTTTGCTGGTGCATTCAATTGGGGTCCCGTAAACGAAATTCGGATGGTAGGTTCAGAATCAGAACTTGCCTCAACCTTCGGTATACCCGATGATAATACAGCACCTTACTTCTTATCAGCAGCTGCTTTCCTGCAATATGGAAGAGCTCTTAAAGTTGTTCGTACCGCTACTACTAATTTAAACGCGACAAGTTCTGGTGTTGGTCAGTTAATCATGAATCGTGATGATTATGAGGAAGCGACTGTAACAGATTCTTGGGTTGCGAAATATCCAGGCATATTAGGAAACTCTTTAAAAGTTTCTATTTGTCCTGCTGATACTACTGTATTTGCTAGTTGGGCATATGCAGACAACTTTGATTCTGCACCAAGTACTTCAACTTATGCTGCTGCACATTCTTCTAGTAATGATGAAATGCATATAGCAATAATCGATGAAGATGGTTCTTGGACAGGTCTTGCTGGTTCTGTTCTAGAAACATTTCCATTTGTATCTCAAGCATCTGATGCTAAAGCAAGTGATGGAACTTCTAGTTACTACAAAGATGTATTAAACGGAAACTCTAATTATGTTTGGTTTGGTGATCATGACGCTACATTAGTAAATGCTGGTGGTCTTACTTCTGCTGTTGCAGATTTTAATGCTACTGTTATTGCTGCTGAAGTTTCTGATTCGTTTTCTGGTGGTACTGATGATAATTTACCTACACTTGGTGAACTTCAAACTGGATTTGATTTTTTCTCTGATGCAGATACTGTTGATGTAAATTTAATATTCTCTGTTCCTGGTGTTGATGGTGGTGAAGATGTTACATTTGCTAATTACCTTATTGCATTAGCAGAAGCACGTAAAGATGTTGTAGCATTCATTTCTCCTCCTATTCAAGATACTGTTGGTACTTCTACTCCTGCAACTGATGTAAAAACATTTGCTGATCAGGTAAGTTCAAGTTCTTATGCTGTTATAGATTCAACCGCATTAAAAGTATACGATAAATATAATGATGTATACCGTTGGATTCCTGCTGCTGGTGTTATGGCTGGTTTATGTGCTAACACAGATACAGTTGCAGATCCTTGGTTCTCTCCTGCTGGTTATACACGTGGTCAAGTATTAGGTGTCACTAAAATTGCTTTTAACCCTAAGCAAGCAGATCGTGATACACTTCACAAAGCAAGAATCAATCCAATTGTTTCTTTTCCTGGTCAAGGTACACTTCTTTATGGTGATAAAACTGCTCAAGCAAAACCATCTGCTTTTGATCGTATTAATGTCCGTAGATTGTTCATCGTTTTAGAAAAAGCAATTGCTACCGCAGCTAAATATCAATTGTTTGAACTGAATGACGAATTTACAAGAGCAATGTTCCGTAACATGGTTGAACCATTCTTACGTGACGTAAAGGGTCGTAGGGGTATTACTGACTTCGCAGTTATCTGTGATGAAACTAATAATACCGGAGAAATTATAGGATCTAATCAGTTTGTTGCTGATATCTATATTAAACCTGCTCGTTCAATCAACTTCATTACTTTGAATTTTATCGCCACTCGTACTGGTGTTCAATTCGCAGAAATTATCGGTCAAAAATAAGGGGATCTTAAATGGCAATTTTAGGCGTAGATGACTTTAAGTCAAAATTATTCGGTGGTGGTGCAAGATCAAACCTTTTCAAAGTTGAAATGGGTTGGCCAGCAGTAGCACTTGCGGGTTCTGGGGAATCTGAACTTGCGGGGTTTTTAATCAAAGCAGCAAGTTTACCTTCTTCAGTTATTGCACCAATTGAAGTACCATTTCGTGGTAGAAAGTTACAAATTGCGGGAGATCGTACATTTGAACCTTGGATTATCACTGTAATCAATGATTCTAACTTTGCACTAAGAAATGTATTTGAAAAATGGATGGATGGTATTAATGCACATTCTGCTAATACTGGTGTAACCAATACTTCAGATTATTTTGCGGATGCAAGTATCTATCAATTAGATAAGAGTGGTGAGCAACTAAAAGGTTATGTTTTTAGAGGTCTTTGGCCTAGTAACTTATCAGCAATTGATGTAAGTTATGAAACTGAGGGTATCCAAGAATTCACCGTTGAACTTCAAGTTCAATATTGGGAATCTGATACAACTAACTAGAAAATTATTATATAAATATAAGTGAATGGAGGGGTAAGAAATTATCCCTCCCCTTTATAACTTAGGAAAAATACTATGGCATCATTATTTGGATTTGAATTTAAAAGAAAGTCCCAAGATAAAGAAGACGATAAAAAACAATCGTTTGTTGCTCCAATGGAAGATGATGGTTCCAGTTATGTATCTGCTGGTGGTCATTATGGACAGTATGTAGATATTGGTGGTACTGACGGTGATAAGAATGAAGCAGATAATGTTAGACGATATAGAGATATAGCACAACATCCAGAATGTGATGCTGCTATTGAAGATATTATCAACGAAGCAATTGTTTCAGATTCTAATTCGGCACCTGTTGAAATTATTATGGATGACTTAGATCAACCTGATAATATCAAAAAGACTATCAAAGAAGAGTTTGAGAATGTTGTAAGGTTATTACAATTTAATCATTATGGTCATGAGATTTTTCGTAAATGGTATGTTGATGGTAGATTGTTCTATCATATCATTATTGATGAAAAAACTCCAAAGAAAGGTATATTGGAATTAAGACCAATTGATCCTACACGAATTCGTAAAGTAAAAGAGATTGATAAAGTCAAAGATCCTGTAACAGGGGCAGAACTTATCAAATCAGTTGATGAATATTACATTTATCAAGATACAAGTTTAAATAAATCTAATCAAGGTTTAAAGATTTCATCTGATGCAGTTCAATATACTACTTCTGGTTTACTAGAAGGTAATAAGAAAACTGTATTAAGTTATTTACATAAAGCAATTAAACCCGTAAATCAATTACGGATGATGGAAGATTCTCTTGTAATTTATAGATTATCAAGAGCACCAGAAAGACGTATATTTTATATTGATGTTGGTAACTTGCCAAAAGGTAAAGCAGAAGAATATCTGAAAGGTATTATGAACCAGTATAGAAATAAATTGGTGTATGATGCTTCTACTGGTGAGATTAAAGATGATCGCAAGAATATGTCTATGCTGGAAGATTTTTGGTTACCGCGTAGAGAAGGTGGTCGTGGTACTGAAATTACTACACTTCCTGGTGGCGAAAACCTTGGACAAATTGATGATATACTATACTTCCAAAAGAAACTATATAAATCATTGAATGTACCAGTAGATAGATTAGAATCAGAAAATGGTTTTAGTTTAGGTAGATCAACTGAAATTTCAAGGGATGAAGTTAAGTTTCAGAAGTTTATTAATAGATTACGCAAGAAGTTTTCTTGGTTATTAC